GCAACATTCTGGCGGACGTTGTGACCGGCGACATGTATCACAAGCTGATTGCGCAGAACCTGGGCAACGCCAGCCGCCTGTTTGAGTCTACCGGCGTGAACGTGGTGGACATTCTGGGCAAGGTGATGATTGTCACTGACGCACCTGCACTGTACGAGACCGGCACGCCAAACAAGCAAAAGGCGCTTGGCCTGGCTGAATCTGCCGCGATTGTCCACGATGGCGCGGATCTGGTGAGCAATATCCAGACCAGCAACGGCAAGGAGCGCATCGAAACCACCATGCAGATCGACTACACCTTTGGCCTTGGCCTGAAAGGGTACGCATGGGACACCACCAGCGGCGGCAAGTCTCCGACTGATGCGGCACTGGCAACCGGCGCCAACTGGGATCAGGTAGCCACCAACGTGAAGCAAACCGCTGGCGTTATCGCTATCGGTGATGCGTCCATGTAATGCGGGCGGGGCTTCGGCCCCGTTTCCCTTAACCTTAGGGTGATTGAATGACTATTCATTACGAGAAGCACCCGGTAAGCCCTGAGCGCATGGCTGAGCTGAAGAAGCAGGGCGTCAAAATCCTTGATGCCAGGTTTCAGCCGAAGTCAGAAAGGCCGCGCCCGGTCTCAGCTACCGAGAACAAGCCCAAGGGCAAGAGCAAGGAGTAAGCCGGCATGACCGACTACATCACCGTTGCAGATGTTGATGCCGCATTGCCTGCTGGCTGGGAAGGCTCAGGCGACAAAGACGAAGCTGTCATGCAGGCGAACGCTTGGCTGTCTGCCCGAGGCGTCATTGCCGGTGATCCAGTCGAGGCCGGCATTGTGAAGGCGGGCAGCTTGCTGGCCAAAGAAGCGGCCAATGGCAGGCTGTACGCTGACACTGACGGCAACCTGAAGCGCAAGCGCGTGAAGGCTAACACCGTTGAATCTGAGAAAGAGTACATGGACGGAAGCCGCGCCAAGTCGGGCATGCTGGTTCTTGTCTATGACCTATTGCGCCCTTTCCTGCCCAGTGGTGGCGGTTCCATGTTTGATGTTCGGAGGGGCTGATGGGCTTACGCTCTGAGATTCAGGCCGACATTGCCGAAGCGTTCGATGCTGACCTGGCGGACGCCGTGCAAGCTTTTACTGGCACCCGCACTGTAACAGGCGCGTACGACCCATCGACCGGCACCAGCAGCACAACCACAACAACCTACACCGGGCGAGGCGTGTTTGGCGGCTACAAAGTTGGCGAGTTCGACGGCCAGCATATCCGCGCCACCGATACCCTGCTGACCGCGCTGCAAAGCGAAACGACCGATACGCCGAAAGTAGGCGACGACATAGCAGGCTTGCGGGTTATGGATATTGGCAACGATCCGGCTGGCGCAACGTGGTCAATCCAGTTGAGGGGCGCATAATGTCATGGAGCAGAAGCCTGTCAGAATTCGCTGACGAGCAAGAGAAGCGGCTGAATGCCCAGTTACGCGCTACGGCACTGCAAGCGCTTTCGGGTGTGATTGAGCGCAGCCCGGTGGATACTGGCCGCTTTCGTGGAAACAACCAGGTGAGCGTAGGCCGAGACGAAACCGGCACGGTCGATCGAAGCGATAAATCAGGCCGCGAAGCCTTGGCCGTTGGCGCCACTGAGATATCCTCCGTGAAGGCGCCTTTCACCTACATTGTGGTGCAGAACAATCTTCCGTATGCGGACGTGCTTGAAATGGGAAGTTCAAAGCAGGCACCGATGGGCATCTTCGCCGCCACCTTTGAGAGCCTGAAGCGATGACCTTTGATGAGATCGCAAGAGCCGTCGATATGCGCATGGCAACACTGCCAGACGTTGCTTACCAAGTTGGCACAAATTCTGACCCGGCCACGGTAACTAAGCCGATACCGATTGCATGGGATAACGTGCCCGCTGGCGCTGACGTTATCACGGCTCAGAATGCCCGCACGCCGTGGGTTCGCGTAACCCTGATAGATGGTGACTCATTCACCGCAGGCATAGGCAGCGGCCCCTGTGTGCGCCGTACAGGGCTGATAAGCGTCCAGGTATTCACCGCCCGCGACATTGGCTCCGGCCCTGCACGGCAGATTGCCAGCAGCATTGCCGCCCATATCGAATACTACCAAAGCGGCGCGCTGGAAACTCAGGCCGCACGGCTAATCAATGCCGGCCCGGATGACAATTATTATATGGCCGTGGTTCAGTGCGGCTTTCGCGCTGGCTGAGATGCTATAATCCCGGCAAACAACGGGAGGCATTATGGGCATCGAAGGCGCAATTAAAGACTATAACGACGCAGTGGCTGAGAGTGAGCGCATCGTAAACCGGCACATGGCAGCAGCCATGTCCGAGATTAAAGAAAAGTACGGGCTTGCACCGGTTAGCGTGAGCCTGACCATCATCGAAGAAAAGACGATGGCTGACCGGTTCGCGACCGGCGTGATGGCAGGGAGTAGCGTGGAGTTTGACCGCTAAGCCCGAAAAACAGATAACCCGAAGGCCCGCCACTGATCGGGCTTTTTTGTGCCCAAGCCAAACCCCAACCAACCCGCCATGTGCGGGTTTTTTAATGCCCGAAAACCCTCATGAGGTAAAAATATGGAAAGTAACCGCGTACGAATCGGCTATCGCCTAGCTGGCTCTGCCGACCCATGGCAAGTAATCCGGCGCACGAATGATGCGCTAACGGCTGGCACCGAAGTG